CCTTCATCACTTCTACTTAGATATGAATTACCTTTTTGGTATTCTGATTCTCTGGCTGAAAAATTAACATCGCTTTTGCCAATATAATCTCCAGTAGGATAGTTTAATCCAGTAAATCCTTTTGATTTATCATCTTGTGAAGATTTACTAGCAATTGAACCCATAATAATTGGATCTTGAGCACTTGGGCCATCTCTAAAAAATCCAACTACCCAGCTACCTTCCATTAATCCATGAGGAGTTGTTCCGATACCAGATGTTCCGGCATCTCCTACTGGCATCATCACTGTGGCCCAAGGTAAATCTTCAGTAGTAAGTGTTTTTTTATCTTCTGTATGAAAACCAAAACAACGAACCTTTACACGATTCATTTCTTCAGGATCAAATCTATCCTCAATTACACCAGTAAACCAAACAAATTGTCCACCTATAAACATATCTTCCATTATGTTTTCTCCACTATATCGGTAAGAGGCTTAATAAATGAATCCTTTTTAGCCTTTACATTCATAAAATATCCTTCACTGTTAAATCTATGTACAATACCCGTAATTAAATGTTTACCTGAGAGTATATTGTCCTTTAAATTTGTTTCACCTTCGATTTGTTCTTCTGTAATATCTGCAGATTTTAATATATTTAAATCAATTGTTGAACCTGTTTCCATTGTAAAATCTCCAGGTATGACAATCTCTTGTACAATTGTATCCATATTGGCAAGATAAGCCTCAGCCTTTAATAAACTTGTATCTGTAGGTTTATGATAATTATCTCTTGATTCAAATGCACCAGTATTTAAAGAAACAAAATAATTTTTACCTTCGTTCCATTCGGATAACTTTCTACCACCTACTTGAATTGCATCAATAATAGGATCGTGTTCATTTAGTTTTAGCATTTTTTTATAATTATATCCAGTCTTTTCATAGGTCTTATTAAAAATATCTATTTTATGTAACTGTGAACCAAACGCACCACGAGAGCTTAAATTATATTTCGATATATTCATATTTGAATTAACCTTCACAATTTTTTTACGCTCTTCTTCGTATACCTTTACTGGATCCGCTATTCGATCACTTTTATAATTTGGAAAGTTATTATACTCATCTAATACATCTTTTGCAATTAAATTCTTATATGAATCACATATAATTCCATTCGCAAGTGTTTCATAAAAGAAGAATGGTGTTGAATCTTCATAACTGTGCTTTAAAAGCCATGTAATTGCTGAAAGAGGTCTTAACCTTGGATATATACCTTGAATTAATCCTTTTGAACTTTTATTAATAAAATGTGCTTCTGAATTTAAATCGGTTTTAATAATTTTTGATATTAAATCCCCTATTGTACCAGAAAAGGGTCGCTTTAATACCTTGATATTATTAATATATGCATGTTTAGATACACATACAAGACTATATGTATTTGTACCAGGTCGATATTTTGAATAGTTTTTGATTTCAGCAACGTATAATTCAATTTCATATTTTTTAAGATCACCTGTAGGTAATTCTCTTCTTTGAATTAATAAATTAATTTTTTCATTACCTGCTAATTTTAATCGATCAAATAGGTTTACACTATCCATTAAAAATATAGATGCGGTAATAGATGCTTGATATAAACTTTCAGTGATTTTAATGTCCTGAATATATGCTTTAATATCAAATGTATTTTCGTTATTCGCAGTGAGTATTGCTTCCTCAATAAAAAATCCAGTAGGAGAAGCTACTGCACCGTCGATAACTGCTTTTTTACTACTGGCCATTGATTAGATTTTCAAATTTATTCACAAATTCATTAATATAATTAGGATCAACATAACGTATTTTAGATCTTTCTTCATTGAGTTCAAATTCATGTGTACGATATGTCACATACGAAAGTTGATAATCAAGTTCACCACCTGATATATGTAAATCATTTGTTACTGGTTTTTTATCAGCATCATCTGTACGATAATAAAAATATGGAGCATCTGCAAATTGAAAAACACGATATGTTGAAACACTATCGCCAGATGTCTGTCCTACGATTAATTCAGTTGTATTATTTGCAAGTGTAGGATCACCAATAAAAGCTCCACCTGTTACATTTTGAATCACAATTTGATTCATATCAATATTCTTTTTCGTAAATGTACCAGTAGCTCCTGATGTCGCACCCACCATTGTTTCACCAAGTGTAAATCTACCGGCAATACTATTACGATGATCAGTAATAATACCATCAGTATTTCTTACAATAACAGGATTTGTTTCAATAACATAACCTTCATATTCGTCTTGCATATAATCAAATAATTGTTCCTGACTCATTGGCCATGCTCTCATACCATCATGTAAAAAATCATTGATTACAAAAAATGTCCAATAGTATGTGGAACTACCATAAATTCTCTGAGATACAATATCAGGTCTCTCACCATTTTTAACTTCATAGAATTTATATGCTGAATAATTATCTAAAAAGGTTGGTAATGGTCTTACTGATCTAAAAAGATCAACCATGTTTTGTTTCACACCTGTTCGATTAAAATCGTATTCAACTTTAGGAAATTGTTTAAAAAAGCTCATAGTTATGCCTCGTAGTATCCATCGCGTTCTTCAAATGTTTCGTCACTTTCGTATAAATCCTGACGAACCATTGTTCTTTCTTCTTGGAATGATAATGATAATGAAACCTCTAATGGTGCACCAGTCTTTTTAAACATTGCATTAGTACTTTCATTAAATGTTGATGTGAGTCCTGTCAGATAACACGGCTTAATGTTTGGCATATATGGATTAATTCTTCCATTTGAATAAAATCTTATCTGAAACATTGGTGGGTATTGTAATGCAATACTTCCAATTCTTTTTGGATATAAAAACTTTCTAAATGTTCTCTCGATTTTCTTTGCCATTTCAGTTTCTGATTCTTCTTCAGCGACAAGTTTAAATGAAAATTCGTGTGTTCGAATGTTGACATTTTCAAATGCAACTCTTGTGTATGGATTTACAGCAATTCCTTTTTTTAATGCTTCTACTGCTGTTCCAGAGGATAAAATACCTGTTCCTCCTAATGCTGAATCAATTGATTCTTTTGATACAAGAGCAAGTGCTGCAGTATCACTATCATTAAATGCTTTACCTACTCCACCAGCTGAGGCAACCTTTTTACTAAATTCTTGAGCACCTTGAATCGCACCAAGATCAAAATTGGTATATGTAGCACCATCGGATAATGCAAATCCTAGTGGTTGATATAAAAAGATTGATACGTCTTGTGGATCTATACGATCAGTAATTTTAAATTCAATAAATGGATATCCTTGACTTGCCCCCTCGCTAAGAGTTTTAGGAAAGTACATTGATTGGCTACCACTTCGTTGTTCCTGTTTTTTATCTGAATCTTCTGCCATGAAATTATCCTATATAAATAAATAAAACATATATAGGTTTATTTATAATGGCTTACAAAGGAAAATACAAAATAAAGAATCCGGATAAGTATGCGGGCAATCCAAATACTGTGGTATTTCGTTCATTATGGGAGCGTAATACATTTCGTTGGTGTGAAAATAACCCAAAAGTGAAACTTTGGAATAGTGAAGAGATAGTGGTACCATATAAATCCACTGTGGACAAACGACTACACCGTTACTATGTCGATCTACTAATACAAATGGATAATAAACAAACATATCTCATTGAAATTAAACCTAAAAAAGAAACAATGCCACCTCCAAAAAGATCACGTAAAACACGAAAATATATCAATGAACAGTTGACCTATATTAAAAATAACGATAAATGGGAAGCTGCTGATCAATTTGCCAAACATAAAGGTTGGAAGTTTCAGGTTTGGACAGAAGAAACTTTAAAGAATCTCGGCATCAAAGTACTATAAAAACCATATAAATAGTTATATGGCATCATTGTTTGATACATTACAGGCACAAGCACAAAGAGCTGGCGTTACTGCAAGAACGAAGGAATCACGCAAGTGGTTTCAAAAAAAGGTTCAGGAACTTGCAGTACCAAGTCGAAAAAGTCTTTTAAAGGACGATGCTCTTGATCGAACTACACGAGAAATCCGTGGTAATATGTATATGTATTTCTATGATCCTAAGTTTAAGGAAACACTTCCCTATTATGATAGGTTTCCTTTAACGATTATGGTTGATCCTGCTCCTGGTGGATTTTATGGACTTAATTTACACTATTTAAATTATAATGTAAGAGCACGATTCCTTGATGAATTAATGAGTTTAGCTCCACAAAATGTAAAGGATAACTCAAGATTAACCAAATTAAGATATGATTTATTACAGGGTGTAAGAAAATATAAAGAATTTAAACCATGTTTCAAACATTATTTGGGTAAACATGTACAATCACAATTCGCAAGAGTACCTATGACTGATTGGGAAATTGCAATCTTCTTACCAGTAGAACAATTTAAAAAGAAAAGTAAGGCTTCAATATGGAATGAAAGTCTTAAAATTGCGAGAAGCTAATGAGCATAGATAATTTAAAAGCAACAATCAGTAAAAAGGGTGGTCTTGCAAAGCAGAATAGATTTCAGGTATTCTTTACACCACCTTCAGCTTCGCTTTTAAACCTAAACGCAGAAACAATCATATCATCAGCAATATCTGGTAACTTTTCTGCAAGAAATTTAATTAATGATCCAAGAGATATATCACTATTATGTCAATCAGTTGCTTTACCAGGCAGACAAATTAGTACATTGGATTATCAGGCAGAAAAACAAACAATTAAAATACCTTATGGTGAATTGCATGATGATGTCACCTTAACTTTTTTACTTACCAATGATTATTACATTAAAACAATGTTTGATTCATGGGTAGGTAGTATTGTAGATATGGATCAATATTCTATCGCCTATAAAAAGGATATAGTTACTGATGTCATAATACAACAGCTAGATGAAAAAAATATACCAATATATGGTGTAAAACTTGAGAATGCATTTCCTACTACTGTAGGAGATGTTGCTTTGGATAATAATTCTGAGAATACTATCCAAACATTGGAAGTGTCGTTTAGTTATGATAAATATGTTCCAGAGGGAGCATTAAGTAGTACAGCAAGTGCAATACAAAGTGCTCTTTCTGTATTTGGATAATAATATTATAGGAGAATATAATGGCTTTACCACAGCTGAATAGTGCTAGGTATGATACAGTGATTCCTTCTACAGGTCAACCTATTACATATAGGCCATACCTTGTAAAAGAGGAAAAGGTATTAATGCTAGCAATGGAATCTCAGGATCAAAAACAGATCATGAGAGCCGTGAAGGATGTCATCACAGCATGTGTGCATGATGATATTAATGTAGATGAATTGGCTATATTTGATATTGAGAGTTTATTTTTGGCTTTAAGATCAAAGTCCGTTGGAGAGAAAATTGATCTTAATATTAAATGTGACAAATGTGAATCATTAAATGATGTAGATATCGACCTAGAATCAATTGAGATTCCTGTAGTCGAAGAAGGTAGTAGAACAATTATGCTTACCGATAGTGTAGGTGTTGTTTTAAGATATCCTTCCTTTGATGCAGTTGCCAAAATTGGTGATGATTTAGAATCAGTCGATGGAGCATTTAAAATGATTTTAACATGTATTGATAGTATATTTGATGAAAACGATGTATATGATGCAAAACAGGAAACAACCAAAAATTTACAAGACTTTTTGGATAGTTTAAATAGTGATCAATTTAAAAAGTTGGTTTCCTTTTTTGAATCAATGCCATCAATTAAATATAACTTAACATTTGATTGTGTAAGTTGTAAAGAACATAATCAAATAGAATTAAGAGGCTTACAAAGTTTTTTTACATAGGCCTCTCGCACGATAGCTTAGTTAATTTTTATAAAACTAACTTCGCGATGATGCAACACCACCAATACAGTTTAACTGAATTGGAAAACATGTTACCGTGGGAGAGGGAAATATATGTATCTCTCTTGCAGGAATACATTAAAGAGGAAAATGAAAAAATTAAACAACAGAATAGGAGAAGATAATGGCTGAAGGACAAGACAATAGTCGTAACGAAGTTGAAATAGATTTAGATAAGTATATGGGTCTTATTGATAAGCTTGATAAGGCTGAAGATACTATTAAGGAAATGCAACTTGAAGCAGCTGAAGCAAAGAAAAGACTTGCTCCACCAGAAAGAAAATTCATGGACATCTTTTTAGATGATAATGATGTAAACGAAAAAGCAATTATTGGTTTTATATCATTTGCACTCATGACTATCTTTGGTATA